GCTCTACAAATTTTATCTCAAAATAATTACTTGTTAATGGTAAGAATATTAGGTCTCCTTCTTGTGGTCTTTCTGGTGCCTGATAATCTTTATCAACTAAAAGGAACTGTGATATAAGGTCAGTAAATCTCTGTTGAGAAACTATCATAGTTATCTCATCAGTTTGTGCTACACCAAACTTTGTAAGTAAATCTCCACCACCTTGGAAACCATCAAAGTTTTCCATGTATGCTTCGATTAGATATGAGTCATTAAACTCACCTATAACTTCCTCATTAAACACACCATCTTTTTCCATTATCTCTCTAGGACAATAGAGTATATCCATACCAAACATTTTGATATATTCTTCTACTAGGTTCTGTTGTAGAAACTGTTCGTTCCTAGTACCGTGTGTGAAATAAGTGGTTCTTGGCATTATCCGATCATGTCTAGTGGTGGTGTCTCATACTGTGTAAGCATTTCGGTTTCTAATTTCTCGACTGCTTCTTTGCCTTCATTATAAATGAACTCTCCGTTCATAGTAATTCCACCTGGCAACTGTGCTCCTTGGAACTTAATTAAGTTTGCACCCCATTGTCTTTTTATCAATGCGGTTACATATCTCTTTAACCAAATGTCATTGTATACATCGGTAAATGAGTTAGGGTCTATTGCACGATAACATTCTAGAACTAGGAAGTCATCTTCGTTTACATCAGTTTTAAAATCTAAGTCAAGATATAATCTGTCACCACGCATCTGATACCTAATTTGTTTTTGTCCTTCCAAGAGATAGTAGATGTCTTCTAATCTCCTGTTGACCATTTCATAAGTAAGAATTTCTGTTTGAGTTAAATCCCAAAGGTCGTTAAGACGCCACTGATAACGTACGTCAAATAAGTTTGTGACATTCTTAGATACGAAATCAAATACCTTAATCACAGTTGTGACGTATGGTGGCATTTTGATAAAATTATTTTGTTCTTTAAATGTGATAGTTTGGTTAGATGATGTTCCGTTTGCAACAGTAGTATCAGTATCTGTTGTCATATCATCTAGCATCAACTGAGTATACTTAACTTTTAGATGGGTTCTAATGTATCCATCCATATGTCTTTCATTATAAAATTGAACAGCATCATCTACCAGATCACTTATCTGATCATCTTCAATGTTTATTTCTAGGACAGGTGCACCGTTTTGACGTAATGCGTAATCTATAAGTCCCTGTCTGCTTGATGGAATTGCCATGTTAGGTAGGGTTGATGTTAAATCTTATTCTTACATAATATGTAGTGTTAGCACTTAGGTTAACAGCACCAGGCAAAGTATAAGATAATAGGTTTGTTGAGTTACCAAGAGATTGGTGAACAATAGTTGCAAAGGTATTGGTAGGTGAGAACTGCCAATCACTAGATGAGTGAGTGTATCCAGTCTTCATTGCAATAGCATTTACATTGATGGTTGGATTAAATGCTGGTGTAATTGTTTGTATGTCTGGTTGGTCAACTAGAGGTGTAGTAAAGTTGACTGCAGATGAGAATGCACTTTCCAATCCAGCGTTATCTCTAAACTTGACCTGTACAGAATATGCAGTATCAAAATCTAGTGTGCCACTAGGGACTGTTAGTGATGTTAAGTTACCAGTATCACCATTAGTAAATGTGTCTGCAGTATTGAATACTGTGACGTTATCACTAACTCTTCTTATTCTCCAGAAACTAGAGAAGTGTACAGAACCAGAATACTCAACAACATATGCTGCTGTGTTTATAACTGGTTGTCTGGAGAATGTTTTGCTTGTATCACTGTCTATAACTGGTGTTATAGATGCTGGTGCAGATACAAACTCTGACTCATTAACTGTCAGTGTTGCTGCATTAGATGTAACTGTTGTAGCATTTGGATTTGTTAGAACACATCTGAATTGCTCAGATGGAGTTGTTGGATAAACTGTAGCAGGAGTTGTATATGATGCTGAGTTTGCACCATTGATATTACTCCAGTTAGCACCACTGTCAACAGACTTCTGCCATTGGTATGTAATTACATCACTTGTTATAGATGCAACAATAGTAAAGGTTGCTTGGTTACCTTCAATAACTCCTTGGTTCTGTGGTTGTGTACCTATTGTAATCACACGTAAGATTGACAATAAAGCAAACGTTGATGTCACACTTGAGGATGCACCTACTAGAGATACCTCACAAACATATCTGTCAGCATTATCTGCAGCAAATGTAAGTGTTGGTGTTGTATAAGAACTACTATTTGCACCCGTAACATCGACGTAATTGTTACCACCATCGTCTGATCTCTTCCACTGGTATGTTGGAGTTCCGCTACTACCAGTAGCACTAACAGAGAATGCTGCAGTACCACCTTCGTTAGCAGTTGCGTTTGCGGGTTGAGATGTTATTGATAATGTCCTTTGTACATTGAGAGTTGCAGCATTTGTTGTTGCGTTTGATGCAGCACCAGTCGCTGCAATAATACAACGATATTGGTCAAGATGATCGTCTGCGTAAGTTGTAGCAGCAGTGGTATATGATGCAGAAGTTGCACCACCAAGTGTGCTCCATACAACATCACCAACTGTGATTGCGTTACCCATATATTGATGTGCTTGGCAAGCATAGTAAAGCGTGGAAGGTGCACTTGCATCTACTGTAATACTTACACGACGTTGTGTAGCGGTAGCAAAACCAGTATCATATGCAGTGTAACTTACATCAACTCCGTCTAGTGTGTAGGTTACGCCTGTTTCATATCGGTCACTACCAGCGTATGCTGTTTCTACAGCACTGAAATATATTGCGTGTGTTGTAACTGATGCATCGTCTTGATTGAATACGTAAGTTGCACCTTTTACAAACTGCAAGTTAGGTGCTTGTGTTACTGTGTCGTAAACACCACCAATAATATAATATCCTTTTCCAGATCCTTGATTGTAGTAAGGATGACTTGCTGTCTTAGCAGCGACAGTTACAGTATAAGTTGTTGGTGTAGTAACATCATGGGCGTTATCTGACTTTTCCCATTGATAAGTTACACTAGGTTCGTGCTGTGATTGTCCTTCAGCACCACCACCTCCACCAGTCGGTGTGTCAAATTGCTCAACATCAAATGATGACGATGCAGCGTTACCACCTACAGGTGCCATTGTCACACCACCGAGTGTAGTAAACGTAGCAGTATTACCTTCAGTAACTGTAGAACCTGTTGGTTGAGTAGATACAATTACCGTTACTGTTTCTACTTGTAATGTAGCAGCATTACTAGGTATAGTTGTTGCACCATTAGCAGCGAGCAAACAACGATATTGGTATTCATCGTATGCTTGAGTTAGTGTAGGCGTTGTATAAGTTGCACTTGTACCACCAGTTCCTTCTGATACATTAGACCATGACGCACCAGCAGTAAGAGATACTTGCCATTGGAATGTAATATCTCCTGCATCATTATCAGATGTATTTGCAGCAACACCAAATGAAACTGTACCACCCACAGCACCTGTAACGTTTGATGGTTGTGAGGTTATACTAATTGTACGTTGTACTAAGTTACGTGCAGAGGAAGTTATCACCTCTGGTGCACCAGCAACATTTAATTTACATCTGTAGAAGTCACCATAGTCATTATCGTATGATGTACTTCCTGTAGTGTATGTTGTGCTTGTTGCTCCTCCAATATCTGCAAAGGTTACGCCATCACCATTTTGTGATATCTGCCATTGGTATGACAGGGTTGCTGCGTCTTTTGTAGAACCAGCACAAGTAAATGCAGCAGCTGCTGGTGCCACGGGTTGTTGATTTGTTGGTTGTGTGTCAACTGTAATAACACGTGTTACTGTTAATGTAGCAGCAGTAGTTGTGCCAGGTGCAATAGCAGTTGCAGAGGTTACCTGACAACGATATTGATAATTGTTTAGTGAGTATTCATCATCTACACTTAATGTGTTTGTGGTAGCACCACTATAGAATCCACCATTAGTTACGTTAGACCAACCTACACCACCGTTGCTTGAGAACTCCCATTGGTATAGTAGGGTAGAACCATCTGAACTAGTTGCAGATACAGGACCGAAGACAGCGTTGATGTTTGCTCCCGCCTCAACAGATGTAGAATTTGGGTTTCCAGTAATTGTAATTAGAACACCAGTTCCTGTTGTAGTAAAACTATATGCTCTAGCATTTTGAGTTACGTTCTCAGTTACTGTAAAATTAAATGTTGTGTCAAGATAATCAGATGTTACTGTGCCTGATAGTTGACCAGTTGCAGTATTGAATGTCAATCCTGATGCACCAATAGCATCTCCACTTAATGTGTATTGTTCAAACGTAGGTTCGTTAGCAAATGTTGTACCAGCAAGACCGAGTTCTACAGTTATGTTTGCTCCATCTGCATATGGACTACCGTTAAGTGCACCTGTGCTAGTTGTCCATGTTACGTTTGTATCGACATAAGGGAAAAATGCACCACGTTTTTTAGTCAGTGTGCCACCAGTGCCATTGTAATCAAAGTCTACACCTGAGTCTACTGGATAGTATACGACATTTGTATATTGACCTGTGCCCTGTGCTTCTTGTGTATCGGTCTGGGATCTTAAAGTTGTCGATGTAGATACAACACCATCTATACTTTCATGTGTTTTTGACTCAGGATCTATGAGTGCAAGATAGTTATTAGACCCACCACCTGTAGTTCCAGCAGTAGCATTACTTGTGTTCTGTACAGTAATTGTATTATTGATTGCACTCTCTGCCTGTATTGTCAACCAACCAGACTGTGATAAACCAGATACATCTATACCACCAACTACTACACCACCACTACCGCCAGGTGCAGTTTGTACAGTTATAGATCCTATCATTCCAGAGTGAACACCACACTGATAGTAATATGTTCCTGCAGTATTAGGTGTCCATGATACTGTTGAGTTACCTGTGGATCCTTGTCCTGATGCAGAAGGAGTGCTTACGTTAGCACCATTGCTAGACACTCTGATATAAAACGGGTGTATACCAGATACGTTTGATAAATTAAAGTTTATTGTATCACCGACATAAACAGTCACGCCTACATCATTACCACTAACAGCACCATTTCTATCAGTTCCGTTAAGAGTGTAGTATCCTGATGATGGTGCAGTTGTTGTTATATTAAATGTTGTTGGTGTAGAACCTCCTGCACCAGCAGTAGATCCTGTTGTTCTTAACTGACATTTCTTACCTACATTTCCTAGGAAATGAGAAGCATCAGCAGGGTTAAATTTTACAATTAAGAAATTAGAACCAGCAGCAGTCTCATATGGATTGTCTATTAGTTTTCTATCTTCAATACTATTTGTTGGGTAGAATGTGCTACCACCTTTTCTGATATCTCCTACATCGTTTGGAGTTCTACAGAAAGTTTTAAATGTGCCTGTAAGATTATTTGTTGTTAACGTGTAACCATTTGCACCACACCATGCAAGAGCAACACCAGCAACTAAAGGTGCAGCGAAGGATGTACCACCTATAGTTGTATAGTTTGATGCACTAGTTGTAGGAGTGTTAGCAGTCCAATCGTATGCAGGAACTAGGATCCTTGCACCTGGTGCAGTAGTTGTTGTACCAGCACCATAGTTTGAGAAGTCCGCCCATCTATCGTTATATTCTGTAGCACCGACTGATACCTTGTTCTGGTTTGCGTCAACTGTGTTGATACCACCATTAGTATTATCTGCATAACCAGCAGTTCTTGTACCAGAAATACATTTACCTTGTATAGGACCTGCGAAAGCATCACTACTGTTCTTAAATCCATTACCAGCAGAGCGAACAATAATGATATTATATGTGCTTGCAATCGTTCCTTCGATGTCGTCTAGTATCTCTTCGTCAGTTCCTGAGTCACTACCAGCATCATTTAGTTCAATGTATGGATAGTTTGCATTAGGAATCGTAGGTCCGAATGATGCATTGATGACAGCAGGCCGAGTGTTTCCTTTGTAATTTCCGTTTCCACTGTCGTTATGGTCTATAACTGCCTGATATGCTGCCAGTATATTAGTATAAGATGCACTTAAGTTACTATCAAATGCCTTTAATGCATATATCTTTGCTCTTCTAGCAATACCCGCCCCTCTACCAGCCGCGAGAATTGCACAGTGTGTTCCATGTCCATTGTCATCTTCGTTGTTAGAACCATGTGCACCAGCATAGTGACCGAGTTGATAAACCCTATAGTTCTGTTGTTCTGTAGTACCGTTTAGGTCAGAGACATATGAAGGATCATATAACTCAGAGTGAAGAGCAGCGTTGTTACCAGTCGGCCTAGAAGCACCACGAACACCAGTATCAATCACATATAAGTCTGCTGCGTTACCATCTTGGTTGTAACTAAATTGTCTGTTAAGGTATTGTCTGTCTTGTTTTGTAATTCTGTCTAGATGCCAGTAGTCATGTACGTTTATGGTACCAAATCTATTTGCATGTAGATTGTCATAGCGTCCCATACCACTGTGATTGATGCAATAGTAGTAGAGGATAGATGGTGTGCTAGAGCTGATTGTTATTGCTACGGAAGCTCCTGCTTGTCCTGCAGTTCCTGTAACTACAACACCATTGCTATACGTAGTTCCACCAGTAGTCCAAGGTCCGTCAGGAGTCTCAGAGAACCTCATACCATGAGTAGCATTAGAAGAGTCACTCTGGTCAAAGGTGTATGTTGCACCCTGTAAGAAACCTGTCTGGTTTGCAAATTGTGAATATACTCCGTTCTGTGTCTGTGAAAAAAGATATAGATTGTTTCCGTTAATGTTCTGAACTTTTACATATATTGTACCTGATCCAGCACCTGTAAGTTGTCTAGTGTTGCCAACTGTGTTAGTCTCTCCAGTTTCATTCAACACTGCTGTACCACTAGTCTCAGCTGTCAACTGTGACTCGTAGACAGGGTTAAGTTGAAATGCATTAGCATCCCATGTCGCCTTCTTAACTACGTTCAATGCACGTAGTTGGTCTATTATTACACTGGTATATCTCTCAGGACAATCAAATGTTATGATTGAGAAAGTTCTAAATGATTCTACAAAGGTAAGGTAACCATACAATTTCAAGATTGCTGCAGCAGCAGAATCCAAACTATAGTTATCGCTGACCCTTACTACTACCCTCTTCATTCTGCTGGTACAATAAGTCCTTCAGATATATTTATGCACTACTGTCGTTCGCCTTTGCTAATAGTTTCTTAACCTCTTCTTCATTAGGAGGTGTAAACATCCTTTCAACTGGTTTGCAGAATTTTATATCATGCTTCTCATCAAACTCAAACTTGGTTCTGAGATGTGTTTTATCTCTCTCTACTATTAAATGATAATACTTTCCATAGACATTCTCAGAGAATCCTATAGAGATAATCTCTCTACCATTATAGGATTCTCCTACTTTGTATGGACAAGTTTCCATTGTGCCATCGAATAGTACGTGAAATTTCCTAGAGTTTACGTGCTCTAGTTTTCTCGCATCACTCGACGGGAACGACTTCCTTAGTGGACTCATCTTCTTTTAATGTCATTTGTAGTGCTTCGACTGCACCTTCTAGTCTTAGAACTTGCTCTTTACGAGTTGCAAGTTGCTTTTCAAGTTCAACGATTGTTGCTTTTTGCTCTTTCAGTTGATTGGTGAAATCTTTCACCATTGTTTCAGCGTCCATGCTTTAAAATGATAAGTGTACTATTTAGGATAAGAATGCATTGAATGTCAGGCGGTTTGTCTCCCAACCTTCTTGTTTAAAGAAAGGCGAATGCCATAACCTACCTTCATAAATCAATAGACTATTGAACTCATGTGGTTCGGTATGATACCTTTCCCAATGCTTTGTTTTATACTTAGAGGGGTCGAAGTTGACCATGGCATTTGTTTTACTGACAATTCTATCGACTCTATAGTTTTTATCAGAGGATATAAACTCCTCATCATACTCAGCATGTCTCCAGAATGCAGTGCCATTTTCAGCATCCTCCATCTCTTCGTCATAATTTAATGATAACACTGCAGCGTAGTGAGTGTCATCTGTATGTGGTGTAAGACTACACATTCTACAGTTCTCATGCACCTGATACATTTGGAATGTAAAGTGAGAGTCCTGTGGATTCTTCATACATTGTTTACTACACTCAAAGTAGTTAGATAATAAAAATCTAAACTGAGGTAGTAATTGGTTTGCCACATGACCTAGTTTGGACACGTAGCCAGGCAAATTAGAAAACTCACCGTTTACAGTAGACACATAGTCTGCCGATTGAGCATATGCTCTAACCTCCTCTGGGTTAACAAAGAAATTTTTTACTTTGATAACTCTGTTTTTCGCTTTGCCTATATGCAGTTGTTCGACCTCCCAATCTTTCGGATGGAGAGATTCTAATATTTGAGGATTAATAAGTTTCATACTGTGATGCGTCTCGGTTTGTACCGAAGTAGTTATTGACAAGTGTATCTTTTCTGAGGACTAGAACATGAATTCCATTCCACCAGTGGTTAGGATTTTCTATGATACCGCTGAGTATCTTTCTTTCAAAAAATACTTCTAATTGGTTCTCACTAACAAAGTCCATAGTTGCTTCTACAACACCATCAAAGTTAGCGTCGTCTACTACTAAAATAAACTGATCATCTAAAAAGGGTAATAGATGATTGAGGGAGCTTAACTGTTCCATCATATCATGACTTGCATCATAAAACAATATGTTCGGTTTGCTACCTTCAAAGTCCTCATCTGTCAACTCTTCAATAGATGACTTGAGGAATACAGCATTTCCATTTTCATACTTCTCCCAGTTGCTTACTAGTGTGTCGTATGGATTGCATGGTGTCCATTGTATGTGGTCAGTCAAAGGTTTGACATTTGCTTCTGAGAAGTCATCAACACCAAAACATTTGACATTGTTATTCATGGTAGCAGCAAAGAATGTACTACCAACATGGGTGCCTACCTCTAGGTATACAGCATCCTCATAAGAGCATAGACTATTTAAGAAATGTCTAATGCGGTCTGACGATAAACCTTGAGGTGTAAAACCGTCAGGATTAAAGTTAGACTGTTTTGTCATACCATCATCTATTGCCTTGATTGTTCTTCTAACAAACTCATCCATCTCTGTATTTCTTTCCTGTTTCTTAAGATGTGTGTCTACTACAATCTCACAGTAATTACAGTCCCAACAGTCAAACTTACAGTTCTTTATTTTGTTTCTCCAAACATCTATTGGTCTATCTTTTATCGCTAGGTCATCTAGGTATTTGTTAAACTCAGGATACATCACCTCTATCTTCTCATTACCCCATGCAGATATTATATCCATAGACTCTTTGAGTTTCATCGCATTTTCTCTACCATGCATTTTAAATACATCAATACCAAGGTCTAAAAAC